TAATAAGTATTTATACGCTAGTAATATTTATAATTCATTATATCTTATATTCATTCGGTTATATACATAATCACGATATTCTTCAACAGTCATATTTTGATCACAACTTACTAGATCCATTACATCTGTTATCACTTCACATTTACCATCTAATAATATTTTATACAAACCAACAAATGGATGTTCTCCTTTATACCATCTAAATGTAGGATCTATAGTTGCATTTTTATATTTAATAACAACCGGTAATATATCAAATTTACCTTGAAATGCACCTGTTTTAAATGGTGCTATATTTTTACCTACAGGTATAGGATTCATACTGTCAGCAAATACTACAATTATATTATCATTTATTTTTCGTGTATTTATTTTATTTATTAAAGCTTTTGTTCCTTGGTTTGGTTCATAAAAAAAAGAATTTGATTTTTTGTTAATAGCATTAATAAAAGGCATTAAATTACCACCCGTTTTACTTAACATAAATCCAATATCTTGCAAACTATTTAGTAAAATAAAACAATCAAATAAACATTTATGATTTGCAATTACTAATAATTTTTTATCAGTATTTATGTAATGTTTAAATATTTTAACATTATTAACTTTAATACTTTTAAAATTAGCAACTTTTAACAATAATTTAGTCATAAGTTCTATCCACCAAGAATTAAAATTTAAATAAACATATGGAATTAAAAATACTATAAAAATAATAATTAATAAAATTATTCTAAAGATAAATAAATACGCCATTTATATTTTTTATAAAATAACTATTTATACGCTAGTAATATTCATTCTATAATAATAACCGATAATAGGTTGAAACATAATTAATGTAGGAGCTCCTAAATCCAACCAAGATTTATTTGAGTTTTCTATTTGTATTTCTTTTATTTTAGCATATTCATTTATAAGACTCGCACATCCTTTAATCTTAAAAATTAGATATTTATCTGTGTGTATTTCAATATAATCTTTAATTGCATTTACAACTAAAAGTTCTTTTTTATCTTTTTTATTGTGATTATATTCAGTTTTAATATCACCAATTGTTACAGTTAATTTACTATTTTTAGTATCACCTTTAACTAAAACCATTATTTCTACATTTTCTAATTCATCTTTCTTTGATTTAAAATCTAAATTAACAACTTCTTTTTGTGAGGATGTAATACGTTTTTTAACAATATTACCTTCTTTATCATATACTGGTTTTTCAAGAAGACGAATATAAGGTTCAAACAATAATTTTTGAACGTGTTGTTCTTTAAGACTTTCAATTCTTGACATTCGCTTATCATAATCTTGATAGATTTCTTTCAGTTTTAGTTTATCTTCCTCACGTTTCCAATAATCAACAGGAAATGTATTATTTGGTATTTGATCAATACAAAGTGTATATAATTGGACTACGGGGTTCATAATTTGATTTTTAATATAATGTAGATAATCAGGTTTAACAGTATCTTTATTTTCTAATATGAAATCTTTAGTTTCAATACGATCACCTTGTAGTGATTTAGGATCTTCGTTTTCAATGTAAATATAAGCTAACCTGTCGTTAATCTGTGGTTTATTACCGGGGTCTCTTTCAGCTATTCTTTCAGCCAATACTTTATGTGCTATTTTCGTAGGATCTTTATATGTGCTTTTCAATGTTTTGGATATTACAAGACTATTAAGATCTACATCACCATTAACAATTTTTTGTAAATGGTTATCTAATATTTCGAAAGAACCCGGTAAATCATTTTCCCATAGTATCTTTTTGATAACAGCACCATAAACTTCTTTCATTATTTTGGAATAATCTCTACGTTTTAGAGCAATACCCATACTTTTTTCCTTACATTTAGTTGGATCAGTTTCGTATAATAGTCCTACATAACGTTTTTTACTGAAAAGTATGAAAGGATATAGAACTTTTTCGTAATTAAGAGCTTGAGGTTTGTAATCTTTAAGATGTTCTGCTATAGCTTTTTCAACTTCTAAGCCTTTTTCAATAGCTTCAGGAACGGCTTCTTTACCTTTATGTTTTAGATTAAATTTACAGAAGATGGAATCAGTATCACCGTAAATAACATCAGCATTGTAATTTTTTTCAACAAAATCTTTAGCTTTCATAATCATATTTCTACCAGTAGCAGTTGTGCAGGCAGCTATAGACTTCATATAAATAGGAGATGTTTTAGCACCGGTTTGTCCATATAATGAATTAGCAGTAATTTTATAAGCTAATTGAAGTGAATCAAATACTGCTTTTTCAAAATCATTGTAAGTATCTGTAATAGATACAATTTCTTCAGTAATATTAATAGTTTCTTCTGTAGTTTTTATAGTATTATTGCTAGAATTATATATACCACTGTATTCATTGGTGGTTGTTTTAACAGTTTTATATTCAATTTTATTTCTAGTTGCTTTACGTTGTTTTATAAGCATTTCAAGAATCTGTGGAATAGTAGATTTTTTACCATTACGATATTTGATATAGTAATGAGGATCACCGTCAATTTCAATTTTATTTAGTATAAGGTCTTTAGTATCTTCAAGTAATTTATCGTCTTTAATATATTCATTAATATCTTCAGGTAATATATGTGATTCGTGTGATAGGTTTTCGGCAATCATAGAACTAGGATATAACGAAGAATAATCAAATACTACAATAGGATCATCAACATAAATACCTGTTTTAGGATTTAGAACAATAGCACCTTCATACATTCCGTCATCAATGACTTCTTTAGAAGGTATTACTTGTTTGCGTTTTGTGCATTCATACATAACAAGAGAATAGATTTTAGCACCTTGCCCTCTATGAAAGATATATGATAATGGAACAAGGCATACATTACTCATACCAGTGTTATTTTCTAAAACTTTCATTTTATGAAATAATCTATTTACGAGAATGCAATCTTGAATACAATAAATACCAATATCAGCACGATCGTTAGATGTGCCTAAAAACTTTGAGAATATTTCGTTAGGTTTAAGATCAACTTTCTTTTCTCCTAATATATGTTCGGCAACATTATCCAGTTTATAATTATCTAATGTTAGGATTGTTGGTGCTTTTACATAAACAAACATATCAATAACTAAGATACCTTCGAATTCATAGAAATAAGTATTTACTTCACCTAATGCTGAAGAAGTTAGAGTTTTACTCCTAAAATTAGCATCAATTTTACCAGATTTACCGAATTCTGATGTAAATATTTCGTTAATAGAAAGTTCTGAACATCTATCGTAAATATATTTAAAATCAAAACCCATAATATTGTAACCAGTTATAATATCAGGTTTCATAATTAGCATCATTTCTTTCCATTTTTTAAGTAGTTTATCTTCAGTTTTACAAGGGACAACCTTAACACCTTCAATTTTATCGCAAGAACCTAGATTAACTAAATGTTTATAAATAATTTCGTCAGATCCATAACGATGAAAGGTGGTTCCAATTTGAATAATAGGATCACCTTCTAATTTTGGTAATTCTTTTGCTAGAATATTTTTGATATTATCTTCTTCCCATTGAATTTCTTTTTGTGTAAGTTTAGCATTAGATATTTTTTGAAGAATAGTTTTAATATTTCCACATTTACTTTTGATACCATCAAGTTGTTTAGGGCTTGGATCGTTTTTCATATTAATTTTATGAATACAATTTGTCTTATTAATTTGAAAATCATCTTTCATAACATTACTAATGATTGACATAATACTGATATCATTTGAACAAATATATTCTGCATTTTCACAGAGATCTTGTGCGAGTCTTTTATAGGTTTTAATAGCCATAGGAAAATCACCTGAACTACTCGTGCATTCAATATCAAACGAAGCAATTAGTAGGGGTGCAATAGTATTAATAGGTTCGGGTTTAATATCTTCTGTTGTAATGATATAAGCATAATCGCAATTAGTATCTGCAATTTCTTCACCATTATTGATAGTAACCCAACCAGATGGTTTAATTTCTTTTTCGTGAATAAATCTAAGAAAAGGATCAATATTGGTTTCGTATAATTTCCAAATATCTTTAGCTGGTTTTTCTTTCCACACATCTTTGGAAGATGTATCACGATTAAAGGAATTGAATATAGATTGCATTTTTCTAAATAATCCTAGATTAGATGTAGTAATTTTAAGAAAACATCTAGGCTCTTTAGAATAACCCCAAAAGTCAGTTAATTTAACACATTTATAGTCTAAGTTATCATATTCTTTTGTATATAATGCATCTTCTGTTTCATAACCACAATGTATACATTGTCTTGCATTAATTTTATGACAACATATTTTATCCTCAACATTGTATTTCTTTTTGTAATAGGTGTAAGCTTTGTCTTGTAGTTTATTAAAAAGCTGTGTTTGAATAAAATTAAAAGCTTTGTTTTTTTCTTTAAAACTTATAGGAGCTCTTACATAAAAGAATGGTTTAAAATCTTTAATACAACAAAAAACGGTTTTATTATCAGATTTTACACCATAAATATGAATATCGTAATTATAAGGTTTTTTCTCTACATCAGTTGTATTAATTTGATCCGCATATTTGGGTATATACCAATCAACAATTTGAAATGTTGTTGTGTTCATTATTATTGATTGTCATTAATTTTTTATACGCATCATTTTTTTATTGGTCATTTAAAACATTAGAAGTAATATTCATACCACAGTATGGTTCTTGGTCTTTGCTATAATCAACATAATTATAAATACCAATATTAACTGCGTGTTCTAAGAGCCATTCGAAATTATTCCAAAACTTTTCATCGTGTTGTTGTGATGTTAGATCGCAAATATGTGCTAATTCGTGAATAATAACATACATTAGGGTATTAATTTCAACGAAATTATTATTTCGTTGTCTTAAACAAACTACGATTTTTTCGCCTTTATTAACAGTATAGCTTGTAACACCTGATTTCATTTCTTGTGGATCATTTTCGGTTATATTATTAGGATTGAAACGAGATAGTAATGTTTTAGTGCGTATATCTTGTGATTCTGATTTTTTTAAATGATCTAGTAAGGTTTTAACTCTAGTAATAGCATCTGATAATAGGTTAGCGGATTCTTTATTATCTTCAGTAATTTGAACACGATATTGATTACCATCATCTGCTTTTACATAAGTATGATTGCGATTATTGTAATAAGTAATACTAAAATATAAAACAATAGCTAAAATAATACAAAAAATGACAGATTCTATAAGATTTTTATCAAGCATATAAGTATATATTTATTAGTAGTAATATTAGAAAATGAATTACTCTTTATTTTTATTAATAAATAAAACTATAATAATTGGTTCGGGATTAGACATTGTTAGTAATATATATTTATTTAAGAATGTGTTTTTTAAACAATTTACAATTTGGAATATTATTTCAATGTGGTTAGATTGTTATAATAAACAAGTAATTATGAATAATATAACTATATGTTTTATGTTTCATTCAATGTTTTTATTAGATCCTAGGTTGATATATAAAATACCTAAAAGATGTGGAATATCTTTAGGTTCTTTTGGTATTGTTAATATAATTTTACATATTATACCATTTACGTATTCAGTGGTATATTTAAAAAATAATAAAGTAACTATAAATGAACTTGATATATTAGATAATTTAGTGTATCTACTAATATGGAGTGTATATGTAGGATTTGATTATTCAATTTATAGTATTGATAAGTGTTATTATAAATATTTATTTTTAGTTTATTTTAGTTGTTTAGGTTGGTATAAAAATGATTTTATATATTTAAAATGATTTAATGTCGCCTTACATAATGATTAGTATTTCGTATTATTATACAGATGCTGATAAAATAGATTTAAAAAATAAAAATCTTATATCTTGAGCACGAATTACATCAATATCAGCACTAAAATCACTTTTAATACCAAACCATTTATTTTTATATTCTAAGTATAATGATGAGGTTTTAACAAAATAATCATTATTAAATTCTAATTTTTTATTATTGTAATATAGATAAGTTTCTACATTATCTTCTGTAGTTATAAAAGATATATTTAGATCTTTAATTTTATTTAAAATATCATCTAAGATATTCATTAATTCAAATACTATTTTGTTTAGCATTTCATTATCTACATATTTATCATATGTATATTTCGTATTACTAAGAATTTTATTCTTAAAATCTTTAGGTATTTCGTTTATCTTAACCTTTAGTGGTGTAAATAATTCTATTATTTGTTTTTCCATTTTTTTAATATATAAAGAAATGTTTTTATATATTAAATGACTGTAGGATAACGATATTCTACACTTGATCTTAATATTATAAATGTTATTATACAAATAATTATTGGTTATTTAATAGCTGATTTTATTACGGCATTAATTCATTGGTTTGAGGACAATTATTTGGAGTTTAATACAAGTAGTTCTATTATTAATGATATTGCATTTCACAATACAATGCATCACTTTTATCCTAGAATGATTGTAATGAATAGTTTCTTTGATAATATTAGAACTTCATTAATATTAGCATTTATATTTTCTTTATAACTTTATTTATAGTATCAACATTAGCAAATTATATACATAGACTAGCACATCAAAGAGATTGTGAAAACAATTCATTTGTTAAATTTATGCAAAAATATGGATTATTTATATCACACAAAGAACATTCGCATCATCATTCAATTAATCCAGAAATGAAATATGGTGTAATTAATAATTATACAAATTATATATATGACGGTATTGGAATATGGAGAATATTGGAAAAAATAGTTTATTTTTTTACAGGTATTAAGCCTTGTATTAAACCAACTACTGAATATTTTTATTCATATTATGATGATACTTTATTAAATTTAATAATTTCAAAATGTCCTCGTAGATTAACAGACAAAGAACAGAAAATATATTTTAAAAAACTTAAAGATATTTATATTATTAATAATAAATATCAAAAAAAATGTTATAACTCTTAAAATCTTTAGGTATTTCGTTTATCTTAACCTTTAGTGGTGTAAATAATTCTATTATATATTAAATGACTGTAGGATCACAATGTTCTACACTTGATCTTATAACCACTATTGTATTTTAATATATTTTTGAACATTTAATATTATAAAAATGATATAAACTCCTAAGAGAATAACAATTATAAAAATGGAAAAGTCATATTATTTAACAGGATGGAATTTAGTATCTCCTACAATTCCTTATAAAAACTATGAAATATATAAAGAATTTACGTATAATGCTGATGTTATTTTAGGTATTATAGATGCTGTTGGTGTTTTAGACACTAGTAATATTAATTTAAAGATTCCGTATAATAATGAAGAATTTCTTAAGATGATCACAGTGCCTTATACAATGAAAGATAATAATATTATAATTTCAAAAGTTAATTATATTGATTTAATGGGTAAATTGTATGCAGAATCTACGGAACATTTATATGATGATAGTAATTTTAATAAAATAATAGATTGTAATCAACCTGTAATTAATTTTATTAAAATTAACAAAGATGCTATAATTCCAACGAAAGCTAATTTTAGTGATGTAGGTTATGATATTAGTATTTTAAATGAACATAAAAAACTTAATTCTAAAACTACATTGTATGATACTGGTATTTGTTTAAATATTCCGGTAGGTTATTATGTTGAAATAGTTCCTAGATCATCAATAGTGAAATCAGGATATATGTTAAGTAATAGTATAGGTATAATAGATTGTAGTTATAAGGGTAATTTGTATGTAGGATTAACAAAGGTGTGTGATGATGCTGTAGATATTGAATATCCATTTAAGTGTTGTCAGTTGATAGTGAGAAAGCAAGTATTTCCAAAATTTATTGAAATGAAAATAGAAGAAGTATTGGAATCTAAAAGAAATACAGGAGGGTTTGGATCAACAAATGTTTAACATTATATTTAAATAATAATGACAGATTTAACACATATATTTATATCAGGTAGTCATTTATGGGGTTTATATAACTTAGGAATTATAAGATATATGCAAGGCTATCCACATTATTTTACTAAAATAAAAGATATAGGAGGTGTATCGTTTGGTGCAATAACTGCTTATTTTATTATTTTAAATATTGACATCTCAAGAATAGAAAAGTTATTTTATAAATTAGTAGAAATGGAAGAATTTAAGTTAATACCGTATGATAAATTAATTAATATAATATATGAAAAAGGTATTCAAGATGTATCAATATATTTTGATATAATGGAGGAAGGATTAAGTGAATTTAAAGGTCTAACATTTGCTGATATATCTAAAAAATACGGAAAAAACTTACATATATTAGCATTATGTGTAAGCACCGGAGAACTTACATTATTTAATACAGATAATACACCTGATATCTTAGTTGCAGATGCTATAAAAGCATCTTCATCTGTTCCTATAGCATCAACACCAGTAGAAATAAATGGTTATTTGTATTGCGATGGTTGTATAACAAGTAATACATTATTGGAATATTTTCCCAATATTCCTAAGAATCAAATATTATCAATAATACATAAGTTTAATACATCAGTGAAGCAATATGAAAAAGGTCATAAACTAACTAATTTCGAATATTTTAATAATTTATTAAATATATATTATAGAAAACAAAATTATATATCAACATCAAGTAAAATTAATGATAATACATTGGTAATTAATAATCACGATTCTTTAATAACAACTACGACAAATGAAGAAGGATTTTATATTAATATAGATACTAAAACGGTAGATTACGCATTAATACACGGTTTTAAACTAATGGTAGATTGGATGGAAAAGCACTATAAAGAATAAATAAATAAGTAATATATAAAATGTTAGTAGTTTCATTTGATATTGGTATTATTAATTTAGGATGTTCGGTTTTATTAGATAATAAACTTATTGTGTGGAAAGTTATAAGATTATTTGAAAAAATGAAAAAATCAATTAGTATAGCGGAATTATCGCAAATGATCTACATAAGAATGGATGAATTGATAGGTGAAATTAAAGAAATTAACGATGAAAAAATAGATCTAGTTTTATTAGAAAATCAACCGTCTAAAGGTGTTATGAAAACCATACAAATGTTAATATATGGTTATTTTTTTAATTTAAAACATTACGATAATTATGTTATTGATATAGTTCAAGTAAATGCTTCAATAAAATTGGAAGGTTATGAGATGGATAAAACTTGTAGTAAAGCAGAGCAATATAGGAATAATAAGAAAAAAGCAATAGAAATATGTTGTTTAATGATAAAAGACAATGAGCGTTTAGAAAGTATATTTAAAGAATATAAAAGTAAAGCAGATGACTTGTGCGATTCTTTATTACAAATAGTTGGTTATTTAAAAAAACGTAAAAAAATAGAAATAAAAATGATAACATAATAAAATAAAAACATAATGTCGATGAATCAAATAATTTATAAAGATACTTTTAAATGGTTGAAATCTATGTCAAAAGATGAAATATGTGTAATGATATTGAACACTAATTTTGATAATTTAAAAACAGTAGATAGTAAAATAAAAGCATTGAAAAACTGGAATAAACCTAACAATAATATTACTAGTTTGGATGTTAAAAAAATTCGTAAATGGATACATCAACAGAAAATTTTTAATAAAACAAAGAATAAGATTGTATCATTGTATGAAATATTTGGTAAAGATAAGACGTGTGCAATGTTTGGATGTTCTGCAGAGTATCTTAAAAAATGGTTGGCAGCAAAAACATATAATACTATTAGTTATACTTATGGAGATAATGAAATAGATATAAGAAAATCAGCAGAATTAATATGTAATTCTATGCAATCTATAATAAACGATAGCACACTTAAATTAATTGATACGTTAATACATATATAATGCAAACTAAATACACATATATATTTCATTGTAAGAATATTAAGACGCCTTTAATATGGGCATTATTTGATGAAATAGAACGTGATTATGGTTATTTTATTTATTTTTTGAAATATAAAGAAGATTATGATTATTATAGTGGATTTTCGGGTAAAGAAAAAAATTATAAAGAATTACAAACTTATATATGGAATGAAGTTGTTGGAAAAATACAATGTATATTAGATAAACATAATATGCAAGCATATGATAATGATAATAGACATTATATAGAAATGACGCTTTCAACTAAATTACATAGATTGTATAGTATATAAAGATTTATTTTTATATTTAAATGACTGTCGTATGGTATATAATATTACAAAATATAATATAGTAATATATGGTATCATATTGTGTTGTATAGTGTTGTTTAGTATAAATAATAATCTTGTTTGGTATAATATAATCTCATTGTGTGCTATATTACATTTTTTAGTATTATATGCTGTTGTATGGTATTATTCAGTGATGATCTTATATAAAAATGAATTATAATATAAGATTATAGTAATGTTAGCAAAAAAACAGGAAAACGTTATACAGAGTATATTAAATGGTGATACTATATTTTTAACAGGTTCGCCAGGAACAGGTAAATCTTTTGTATTACAAGTAATTATGCCTCAATTACTTCATAAAAATGTTGGTATAACTGCTACAACGGGATGTGCGGCAATTAATGTTGGTGGAACTACTATACATTCTTTTTTTAAACTTAAACCAGATACTAATGTTTTCAAACATATTCAGAAATTAACATCAACTAAATGTGATACTTATAAAAAAATAAGAGATTTAGATCTATTGATTATAGATGAAGTATCTATGCTTGATAGTATTCTTTGTAATACTATTTCGGATATACTCAAAGCTTGTAAAAATACGGATAAAGTATTTGGTGGAATACAAATGATTTTTGTAGGTGATTTCTTTCAATTACCACCGGTTACTAATAACTTTTGTTTTCTAAGTTCATCTTGGCTTACGCTTAATCCTAAGATTATTGAATTAACTGAATTAATCCGTCAAACGGATGACAAGCTTTTTCAATTAATTTTGGCAAAATTGCGTTTTGGTAAATTAACACAGCAAATATATGATATTTTAATTAAAAATAAAGAAATTAGTTTTACAGATATTAAACCAACTAAATTATATCCTAACAATGTGGATGTTGATAAAATTAATCAAAAAGAAATAAAAAAAATATTGGTAAATGAACCAAAATCAAATATTTTTGTTGCCTATTTTACAAAGGATGTTAATGATAATCTAAAACAAAAATTAGATGAATATACAATATTTTTATGTGTAGGTTCGCAAGTTATGATAACTCGTAATATTAGTATTGAAAATGAATTGGTTAATGGAACTAGAGGTGTTGTGGTAGATATTACTAAATCTAGTTGTTTTGTAAAAACCTTAAATGGTTTAATACACGAAATTAATTATTATCCACAGGAATATAAAAATAATTATATTAAAAATCTTACCATTATGTTTATGCCTATTAAACTTGCATATGCTCTCACTATACATAAAAGTCAAGGTTCTACTATTGATTACTTAGAAATAGATTTAGGTTCTAAAATATTTGAATATGGACAAGGTTATACTGCTTTGTCACGTGGTAAAAAATTAGAAAATATTAAAATTATTAATCTTCATCGTGATTCTTTTAAAGTTCATCCAAATGTTATTAAATGGTATCAAGAAAATTCAATATCTATTTAGTTGTATCTGCTTCTGCTTCTGCTTCTTCCTCTGCTTCTTCCTCTGCTTCTGCTTCTTCCTCTGCTTCTGCTTCTTCACTTTCTTCTTCTTCATCTTCATCTTCATCTTCATCTTCATCTTCTTCTTCATCTTCTTCTTCTTCGTCGGGAGAATTCATACCACCAAATAAATCAAATAGATTGGGAGTATTTTTCATTTTATTATCATTTGATTTTTTAAGTTCTTCAACAACTAATTTAATATTCTCATTAATATTGTTTAAAACAGATAAAATCTCAGTATTATTATTTTCCATTATTATAATTAAAAACGACATATATCTTTATATGATGTCTTTCAAACAAACCAGTTTTTTCTTGATTGTAAGTGCTTTTATTGTTGCTTTGTTTATTGTATATTTTGAATTAAAACGTGATAATAACGCAAATAATTTTACTCAAAAATGTAGAGATGATACAGATTGTGCTCCTGGTTTAAAATGTGTAAATGGTGAATGTCAATGAAAATCTTTACGATATTTGTATATAATTCCAAGCACTAGTAATATTGATAATAAATACGTTGATCTATAAGCAAACTTATAATTATTTTTGTATAAAATACTGTCTTCTCTTTTAACAGTAGTGCTCCAAATAGTCATTAAAACTAATACAGGTAATGCAGATAATGAAACTATACTTAAAATACGAGAGTTTAATATATCTAAATATATTACCTTGCTGGTTATCATTGATTTTATATTTTCTGATAAATGTTTAAGATCTTGTAGTTTATTAACATTCTCAGTTGTCTTAAAAAAATTAATAGATATTTCAAACTCAAAAATAATTAAATTAATATCATCTATAAGTTCGCTTACGGCTCTTAACATATAAAAATCCATATTGTTTAGATCACTCCTTATTAATAAAAGTAATCGTTCAATTTTTGAAAGATTTCTTATATATTCATCAATATAATTTAAAGTCTTATCATCTACAATAAGTTTATCCGTTTTTTTATCTAAAAAACATAAATGTTTTATTAGTTTTGGTATTTCATAATTATTATTATTTATTTGTATTTGTTTTAATTTAAATATGGTATATATATAAGGTATATTATCTTTAATATTATCATCATCATTATGTAATGATATTATATAAAGTTTTTTATATTCTTCATTTTCAGAAATACTTGAAAAAGCGAAAGATTTAAATCTTTCGTCTAACACATTCATTTTACATAAAGCTATGACAATATTTTTACAATAAATGAAAACCGGTATTTTTATTTTTACTAAATCTTCCCGTAAAATATACCTTAAGACTACCTTATATTTCTTATTTAAAAACTATAATCATACCCATAAACATAATGTCTATATTTTAAATGAAGATTTATCAAAAGAAGATAAAGAAGAAATACTTTTAGGCATAAGATCAGATTGTTCTAATCTAGTTTCTTTTAAAGATATTAAGTTATCCACACCTGATAATATTGATAAAGATAAATTTAATACTATTTTAAAAACAGATATTACCACAGATTGGTATAATGTAGAATATCGTAATTTATCGTATTATATGTTATTTACATTTTGGGAAGAAATTGCAAATGAATTTGATTATGTAATGAAACTTAACGATGATACTATTATTGAAGAACCAGTAAAAGAAGATTTCTTTAATATTATTGATAATAGAGCAAATAATATTTTATTTTGTTTGATGTCAAATCAATGTGTCTTTAGTTCGTTCGGTATGTATGATTTATTGAAAGCTAATTTTCAAAATGATGTAGATAAATTAAACTCTTTTAATACTCCTGTTAAAATTACAGAAGAAAATGCTATTACTGATTTTAAAAAACTTCATAATATTGTATTTGATAAAGATTATCCATTGAGTGAAGTTGAATTAAGACAACCATATATACCAAATGATTGCTTTATGATAATTAGAACTACATTTATGACTGGTAATAAAATTAAACCATATTTAAATAAAATTAAAGATCTTAAATATATTCATTATTTTAAATGGTCTTTTAGTTTAGTTGTATCATCTTTGGCTATGATGTTATGTAATGATAAGGTAACTAGATGTGTATTTAAAGTTACTGAAGAAAAACAACGGAATGCTTATATAGAAAATGGTAAAATTATAACTAAAGTTCCTGACAGTTATAAAAAATGATTTAAAAGTTAATATGTATATATACATATGTTTGATCTACAGTATTATAATAAGCTTATTAAAAACAATTATAAAACTATACCTATTGTGTATATGCTAATTAGTGATGAATATATAATGTTAAACGATCATCTTGCTAAAGAGTATAAAAAACAAATATTACAAACTAAAATTGATAATTTAACTGAAACATTTAAAAAAGAAAATCTACTTGTATATCCTTGCACTTATGATGAACATTTAAAACATAAGAGTAAGTTTTTAAAACTTATTAGACACGATCCTAATATTTACTTATTTTTTGTTTGTAAAGAATATAAAATGGCTGATATTATTACGGCAAGTAAAGCACCTAAGAATGTGCAAAAAGAAATATTACATAAGGTTTTAACCTTTACTGAATAATTAAATGTTATTTAAAGTGTTTATAATAGCATTTACAATAACATTAATTATTGTATTAATTATAAGATTTAATTGTAAATGTAAATAATTTTATTATTTTTTTTAATTAAAATGTCGTTAAGATATTGGATAAATAAAAACACTATTGATAAGTATGGTTGGGAAGGATTATCTGCAAATCCAAATGCTATTAAAATATTAGAAAAAAGAATAGAATATGAGAAAACATTAACTAAAACTGAATATGATAGTTTAAAAAGTAAAATAGATTGGTGTAAATTATTAGCTAATCCAGGTATATTACTATATTTATTAAATGATTTTAACTTCGTTAAAGATACATATTTATATTCAGTATTGATTGATCCTAATAAATATAATGAGCTTTTAATTTTACAATTTAAAGATAAATATTTGACAGGATTGTCAGCTAATCCAAATGCTATTAAAATATTAGAAAAGAACCCAGATATAATTGATTATTCTAGATTATCAGCAAATCCAAATGCTATTAAAATATTAGATAAAAATCCGGATAACATTAACTATGATAATTTATTTTTAAACCCGAATGGTAGTAAATTACTTCGCAGTGAATATAAACCTACAGAACAATTAAAAATTAAAAAGATATGTCGTTCAAATGATATTGAAGCAATTAAAAAATTAGAAAATCCAGATTGGGATGAACTATACAGTAATCCGGTTGCAATAGATTTAATTCATAAAAAAGTTAATAAGGAAACTTTATCTATTCCACAAAAGATATTTGAGAATCCTAATATTTTTATAACAGATAAAGAACTTAAAAGTAAATTAAAAAAATGGCGTAATAATCCTGAAATTAATCCATATACTGATGAAATTATTGAAGTATCTATTGTTTCTGATAAAGAATATGTTAAATTGTATAAATCGTTCTTAGAATATTTAGTTTCAGTAAATGAACCTAATATTACTACTAAATTACCAACAACACATTGTTATACTTTTGATTCTACTTCAATTGATTTGTCTTTTTATAAACGAAATGGTAAAGAGGTTAAATTAAAAAAGTTTGAGTTTGATTATTTATTTACGGCATATTATTTACAGGACAATAATGTTAGTGAATTTAATCTTAATTACTTTTTATACAAAATAATAGCAATGCAATTTGAAGTTAATTCTAATTTGGCTAAAACATATCCGACTATACCTGATGTATTAAAAGATATTATGTTAGATGAAAATCTAGAAGTATTTATTGAAATGGTAAATGAATATATTTACGATCTTTGTGTTTTAATATTACCACTAACAAAATTGGCAAATCGCATAGAATTAGAACAACCTGAATATATTTCATATTTTGAAGAAATGTTGGATATTGATACAAATGTTTTACCGGAAACTATTAAAAATATGAAAACGAGAATACATTGTATATCACACTTAATTAATTTGTTTGGAAAAGAAGATATTTTTGAAAGAATTAAAGAAACTAAAATGGATTATAATTATTTAGATGACCACGGTAATTATTATGTAAATATTATTTATAACTGTATTATGACCGTAGATAATACAACTTATAGCAAATTTTTAGTTTCTGCTATTTTTGATATTGAAGAAATACATATGGAATCAAATAAACAAGTGGTATATAATTTTGTTAAAGATCCATATGATAATTTACCAAACCCACCCGAAATACCTACATATCCAATTTTATCGCAAGAATTAATAATTTATAAAAATCGTAAATTAAATTTAGAATCAAATATTTCTAAAGCTTCAAAAGAAGATCTTGTAGAATTAAAAATAAAATTAACTAATTTAATTGATAACGATAAAGATAGACAATTAAACGAATATAGTAAAAAAATAAATGAATATAACATACAAATAAAAGAATATGATCGAAAACTAAAAGAATATAATAAAGAACATTTAGGTAAGAAAGTATCACCATATTTTTCGGTTTCTATTAATAGAACTAAAGATGATCTTGAATATGGTTATTTACCTATTAAAACTACACAAAGATCTTTATCTGCTTTTAGTAAAACTAGAGCAAGTAGTAGTAGCACTTTATATGAAGAATCAAGTGATGTTATTTTAACTGATGATCTTAAAAGTAAGTTTTACGAATATATATATGATGGAACAAATATAGAAAACTCTGAAGAACTTTTAATAGAATTAAAAATTGCAGAATTAAATGGTAAGATTAGCAATACACGAGCAAAACAATTAATGCAATATAGTGGAGGTGGTAAAAAATCTTTAAGTGCTATTAAAACTGAATTAAAATTAGACGCAAAAAGATTAGATGAAGTTTTTAAAAATAGAGTAGATAAAGTTTTTAAAAACAGATTAGATAAAGTTTTAAAAAACAGATGTGATTTAACCGGTACTGAGCCATTTACAATGGAATTGTATGCTGATATGCACGCTAAAAAAATTAAATATTTATCTAAAATAAAAACCGTAATTAATGGAAAAACTTATGTAAATTGTTATGATACTGTAAATATTTATAATTATGTTTTAGATTGTCATAAAACAGGTAAAGTTCCTGAAAATGTTGCATTAGGTAGAAAACCATTTACAACTGATAACTTAAAAGAAATATTTAAAAAAATTAAACATTTTACAAAACAGAAAACGTTAGAAGTTAATGATAATATTTATAAAAATATTAGATTAGTTGGAATTGCCAAAGCAATTGAAGAAAATGAATATAATATAAGTTTAAATATAAAAATAGGAGCAATACAATTTCCTATATTTTTAGGAAAAATAGATGATGACAATGATTTTTATATTTATAACGGAGAATTATTTACAATAGCTGAAACAGATTATGATAATAGTTCTGATAAAACTATTATTGTAATACAAAAAGGAATTAGTAATGGAAGATTATTAGAACAATTTCATTATCCTTATATTCCTACAAGACTTATAAAAAAAACAAATAATATATTATCATTACCAAAATTTCCTGATATAGGAACACTTGAAGAAAAGACACAACAATTTAATGATCAATTAGATTTGCTTGTTACTTAAGTTCTTTAGAACAACTTCTAATACCGTGTTTATGGCAACAAAACTTTAATTCATTCCAATCTACATTTTTTATATATATATTTTTGGAGTTATATAAGTTTTTTTACTACATTTAGTATTTTTACATAATACTTTTTTATTATTTACTATTCTGTTATATTCATTTTTTGATATTTTATTTTAAAAATAATCTAAATATACTGGATTTTTTATATTGAACATAAGTTTCTCTCATTTTACCTAAATCTGGTCGTTCTTTATAAATATTTATAATTTCATCAGTTGTATCATCTACTATTGTATTTCTACTATATAATTAAATAAAATAGATTTATCCATATATTGTATATATTCTAACATAATAATAATGTTTTTATGTATTTATAGCTTCAATTAGTTTTTTATTGTCTTTACGAATTATACCAAAATAACAACCTTTCAATTCGTTTTCAATTAAATTAAGATTTATAGCGCCTTTATACATTTGAAGATTTTCTTTTATTTTATTATTTATCATCTTAATATTATCACTTGTAATATTAGGATCATTCAGTTTATTAATTTTAACTTCAGGATTGCGAATAAAATCAGATATCATACCATTAGATAAATATGGTCTATTTGGTTCTTTATAATATTTATCTTTTTTACTTATAAGATTAAGAATATGTTTATTATATTGTGAGAATACTTCGGGATATTCATAATTGAATATTGCCAAAACTTTATCAAGTTGATCTCTTTCTCCTTGGTTTGCTGAAAACAACCTATCGTCTGACGGATATTGATTTTGAAAATGCTTTAGATATTTTACAGTTTCTTGGATTGTATCTTTAACGTAAATACTTACACTTATAATAAGATCACGATCTGGATATTTTATTTTTAAATTTTGCATAGTTCCTAAACGATGTTGTCCATCAATGATGTATAAGATATTATCATTATATTCACGAATTACAACCAGTTCAGCATTTCCAAAATCATAATATTTTTGAGTAGCCAGATAAGAATCTTCATTTTCTTTTACTCTTTTATTTATAACATCCTCATTGATTGTGCGATTGATACCAATGGGTTTAAACATAAATGAGAAATTGATTAAATTTATCCATCCAACATATTTGTTTAATGATGGTATATGAAATAAAGATTTACCTATATTTTCTTTAAGAGTATTTTCTATATTTGACATTTGATAATATATTATTTATGTTATCATTTTTTAGGGTTAAACATTTGATACAAGTATGTATATAATTATGAAAGATATTTCAAAATCATCATTTAGTATTCTTAAACATATTCATTATTTCTTTTATTATACTGGTATTCTAACATTACCTTTATTGTTAGTATATCCTGCTATAATGTTAAGTTTAGGTATATTTAGTAAAATTACGATATTACAAAGTAATAGAATGATACCTTTTAAGTCAATAATATGTATGATTATATTATCATATTGTTATAAATTATCAATTAAAAATATATTATATAATTTATGCCTAATACCTATATTATTACATATATATTATAGATTATTTATATGGTGGGTATAACTATAAGAAATTATATAATAATATATAAGAATGTATAGATTTATTTTAGGTATCAATTCTTTTTGGTTATTATTTCCACTTTATACTATTTCATTTTCTGTTAATTACTTACTATATATTCATACAATTTTTACAAGTTTTATATCAGCTTTATATTGGTTTTTAGATTATAATAGATCATTACATAATATAGATCGTATTAATGCTATTTTATATTATTTTCATTTAATGTATAATGATACTATAAATATAATATTATATTTATTTGTAATATTATTTTACGGATTATCACATTATCTTGAATATAAAAATAAAAATATAGAATCTTTATTTGCGCATCTTTCTTTTAGAAAATGCGGTTTTTGTATTGTTTATTTACAATTAGTAAATAAACCGGAAAATCTATATATGATAATAATGTTATATTATTTGCATTTATATTATTTATTACTTGCAAATAATAATATTATAAAAAGAACAATAGAATTATTTATTTATAAGTTTTTGATCATATACGTTTCGTCTAATGTATATCCCATTTTACGATAATAATCACGTACTCCTGTGCCACTTATGATTGCTATTTTATTATAACCACATTTTAATGCTATTTCTTCTGCTTTTTTTATTAATCTTTTACCAAAACCTTTATGTTGATAAGAATCTTCAACGTCTCCACCTACATCTGTAAGACTAGAATAAACGTGGAGTTCTCTAATTAATGCGCAATCTTTTAATATATTTACAGTATTTTCATAATTATTGTTTAATCGTAATCTTATAAATCCTATAAGATATTTAAAAGTTTCAAATGATATAAAATATTCAGTTCCTTGTGATGCTTTATATACACTACAAACTTGTTCTATTTTTTCGGTTATCTTATTATCTTTAACTTCACGGCATCTAATACAATTACATTTCCAATTATTTTTTTTCATATCAGTTTGTAATAATTGACGCATATTAACATCTTTATATCCACCAGTAATATACGAAGATGGTATATCACGAATAATTCTATTAAGTCTTTTCCATTTTTGAACTTTTATTTTAAAATCTTTAATTAATTGGAATAATAAAGTATCATCATAAGGTATATAAGATCCTTCATCAAACCATTGTTTTATTTTAGTCCAAGGAACTACAGCACACGGATATATTTTATATTGATCTGCTTCTAAATCCGGATTATATAGAGCGTTATTTAACATTTCTTGATCTTTTTCATAATTTGATCCAGGAAGATTAGGCATTAAATGTATATCAACTTTAAAACAATTATTTTTTAATAATTTAATAGCATTGTAAGCTTGTTCTATAGTATGACCTCTTTGTATTTTTTTTAAAACATTATTATCAGTATGTTGAACTCCTAATTGAACTCTAGTGCAATTATATTTACGTAATTCTTTAATTTCATTTAAATCTATAGTATCAGGACGAGTTTCTAATGTTAAACCTATTATATGTATTTTTGCAGTTTCATTAATTGTTATTTCTTGTTCTAAAGAATACATAGATCTAGGATCATAAAATGTATTTGCCGCATAATAAATTGAAGTAATAAACCAATCTTGATATTTTTTAGGATATTGAGTCCAAGTTCCTCCTAATACTATCAATTCAATTTTATCTATTGTATGTCCCATAGAAATTAAAGTAGATACACGTGAATTAAATTGTTTTATAGGATCAAAGTCATTTGCATTTGCACGTAATACTGCGGGTTCTGAATATAAATAACTTCTTGGTTGATCAATCCATCCATTACCTTCGTGTGCTTTTTCATTTGGACAATAAGCACAATTATGTTTACAACTAAATGTTTTAGTTATTATTTTACCATCTTCTTCGTAAGATGGATTACCTGATGTTAAAACCGTTATAACAATAACACCTGATGTAGATTTTTGTCTTTTTTTAATAATAAGATTTTTAAGATTTTCGTCATTAAGATTTAATTGATTATAAATATTAATAAGATCGGGTTTAGATAAAACTATTTTATATTTTTTTTGAATACTCAGTCTAAACTTTTCAACATCTGTAATATTTTTAAAATCCTCTACAATGTCTTCTATATCCATATATAAATATATAAATATATTTTTTTATATATAAAAATTACGACATATATATTTGTTTATTTATATAAAATATGGTTAAAATTGTATTAGATCATAGTAACTTTCATTTTTGTTCAGGACCGTGTGGAATGTTATCAGACGAATGTCGTATTCAAGATGCTAACAATAATTATTTATTTGAACTTAAACCGTATAATGGTAATCGTTATCCTAAAATTACTTATACAAGGTGTAATAATGATATTATTGAAGTAGTTAATTGTAGAATTTGTGCTCAATGTCATAAGAAAAACTTAGATTTAACTGAAGAAAATGCAATTGAATATTTGGATATTGATGCTATTAAGGTTATTAAAAAGTTTATATTATTAGAAGTTGCTTCAGATAATGTAATAGAGTATTTAAAAAATGATAGCAAAATATAAAATAAATTAATGGATTCGTTAATCAACAATTTTCATAATGTTAGTTTGGAAAAACAATGTCATATGTGTAAAAAAGTTATTTATAATAACGATATTTGTCGTGAATGTTTTTTTAATTATTTAGATTTTATGGATTTAAAAGAATGTTGCACTTGTGGAACAATATTTACACCATTTAGTGATGAATATACAGAATGTGATAATTGCTTAAATAATTATTAATTTGTTTCTTATACAGTTTATAATTCCTTATATATGGTATATAATTCCTTATATAGTATATAAAGAGTTTTATAATTCATTATACAGTTTATAATTCCTTATATGGTATATAAAGAGTTTTATAATTCCTTATATGGTATATAAAGAGTTTTATAATTTTTATATAATATTATAATTCCTTATATGGTATATAAAGAGTTTTATAATTCCTTATATGGTATATAAGGAGTTTTATAATTCATTATACAGTTTATAATTCCTTATATGGTATATAAAGAGTTTTATAATTCCTAATACAGTTTATAATTCCTTATATGGTATATAACGAGTTTTATAATTCCTTATTAAAAAATGATAACACAAAAGGATAAAATATAATGGAAGAATTATATTTAGAAATTGAAAATAAATATATTTTAAATAACTATAGAAAAAAATATGAATATCATATGAATGACAAATATTTTATATTAGATAATATAAACTTTTTCAAAACACTATATTCATATAAACAACGAAATAAAAAAGGTTGTAATATTGGAACAATCAAAACAAAATTAAATTATAATAAAAAACTAGAATTTATTATTCACGAACTTACTTACGCATAAAACCAACCATTACTAATCCTAAAATTAATAACAACAATATTAAACCAAAATAACCAATATATACAATACTACCGATATAACCATATTCACGTTTCCAGCTTTCACTACATTCACATTCTAATTTTTTAAGTTTGGTAATATAGTCAAATATCATAGCAATATAAAATACTTGTAAGGCAACTAATATAAAAAAATACGGAATAACTAATTTTGATTTTACTTGATAAAATCGTATTAAAATATTAATAGGTATAATTATTACTAATATTAATGCAATCCAATGTATAATATTTCTATGCCATAGATCAGAACATTCACAACCAGTTTTTTCTAATTCTTCAGTCCAACTATACATAGCATAATGTAAAACTAAAATTAAAACTAGTATTATTAATGCAACTATAAATGTGGCTACATTAGTAAAGTTTAAATTAAAATTAGGATTTGCAGGATTTACAGATCTTATTTGATCTATAGGACTTGATGCTTTTTTCGGCATTATTTATTATCTAATGTAGAAAATAAAATTAATTTTTGAATCATTACAAATAATATTAAACTTGAAAATATTATTGTAGTTATAAAACTATAATCTTTTTTCCAATTACTACTACATTCACAAGCTTCATTATTTAATTTATTAATATAATAAATTATCAAAATAAAATATGTTATTGTAATGAGTCTTATAAATCCATAGAAAAATGTTGAAAAATACTTATCATTGTAATTTACTATTCTATATGGAATTAATAATAAAAATATTAAAGCTAACATATTAATTACATCTCTCACAGTTCCCGACGAACATTTACAACCCAATTTTTTTAAATCATTTGTCCAAGTATATAAAGCATAATGTAATATAATAGTTGTTATTAATATAATTATATATATACTCAATCCTATCATTTATTATTATATAACATATTCACTTTTCCATTTATCGTTTTCTTTATACAATTTCCATTTTGTTATTACTGCTTCTTTCGTCTCTATTCCAGTTTTTTTAAACTTATTTATATGATATAAAGCATTCTTTTTATTTTTATTAGCATTTACATATTCTTTTATTTTATCTTTATTTTTCTCGTAATATTCTTTTTTATAATCTTTTTCCTTTTGTAAAGCATCTATACCGTCTTTTATTTTAATTTCATTTGCTACATAATCAGTCTTAATATCATAAGTTTTCTTTAAATAATCTTTCATTTGAGTTTCTACACTGTTTCTTAATCTAATTGCATCTTCTTTCATATCGTTATACGAAACACCATTTTTATTACGCCAAGTTATATAAGATGATCGTATTACATTAACACCTAATGTAGTTCCTTTAATTAAAGTTCTTAAAAATTGATTTACATTTGCTATTGTAGCATTTTTATCCATATTCTTAATTTGAGGAAAAACTGATTCTCTTTTATAAAGTAATAAACTTTCACGAAATAAAGCACTTAATTTTGATCTAGATTCATCATTATAACCAATTGTATATCTTTCAACAGGTTTGCCTTTTTTACATATCTTAAAATTATATTCTACTGCTTTATCCAATTCTTGTGGAATATATACATAATCTATATTATCACTCATTTCTTCTTCAGTATTCGCAAACTTTGCGATCATTAATTCAGTTCTAACACAAGGTGTAAGAACATAACTGCTTAATAATAGCATTTTATAATGTAATTCCCATACTGATTTAGATTTAATACTATTTTTATCTAATTCAATTCTCCAATTATCTTCAAGATCTTGACGTATTTTTAACAAATTATCAAAATCTATATATTTATCTTTTTCATATTTATTTAAAGTGTTCTTACCAGTTTCTTTTTCTATTAAAAGACTATTTAAATCACTTTGTAATTGACTATATTTCTTATATAATTCGTGAGTATCACCTAAAGCTATTTTAAATATTCTAGCAAACATTTTAAGATCATTGTTAAATGTTGAAATACTTTGTTTTTTATCAATCCTATATTCCATTAATAATTCCAATATTTTAATATTGTTTTTCAACAACCAACCTAGATTATTTTCATCTGTTTTGTATATATTTTTTTTAATGAAATTAATAACATTTGCATATTGGTTATCTGAACATTGATCTTGTTGATATTCTCCTTTTTCTAATCCACTTAATGTTATTGATATGTCGTAATTATTTATATCATATAAAAATAATTTCTCAGTCCAAGCATTAGATCCACCATATGTAGAAATAAAGTTTTTTTTGGCATAATCAAATTTAGATTTTAATGTAAATGGGATATCTTCAATAAACCATTTACCATATGAATATAATTTTAATAATTTATTATTTTTAGTTTTTTTAAGATCTTTATAATTTTTAAGTAATTTCCATTCAACTGGCATATTTAATTACTTCTAATATTGAAAATCTTTTAATATGATGTGGTTCTATCATTTTTTTAATTAAATAATTAAAAGATTTTAGTTCATTATCGTTATCAAATATTATTTTATTACGAAGTAAATATAAATTAACACCTATCGCAAAAACATCTATTTTTTTATAATCTGTTGAAAAATTATCAAGTAAAGATCCTATTTCTTTTAAAATATATTCTTTACTCATTATATTAAAATCTTTATCTATTAAACTTTTTAAATTATTAAAACCAAACTTAACATTTTCTTTTGTATTAATTCTATTTTTTAAATATAATAATCTATATTCAGGTGGATAAAATATATATTTATGTTTAAAAAATTTATTATATTTTTTAGTAAATATTGTATCTTTAGTTGTTTCTAATCCAAAATCAATTAATAATATTCTATTGTTTTTAATCATTATATTATTATAACTAATATCATTATGTATCCTTCCTGATTCTACATAATTATTAAAATATTCTAAAAATGGTTTTAACATTTTCATTAATTTTTTATAGGTAAGTTTTTTGTAAGGATAATCTTTAAAAGTAATACCTGCATTTTCATATATTAACTGATGTATATCTTCATCAGAATCATCCATCAATAAACAGTTATGTATTTGAGTATCAGTAATTCTATGAATTACATTATAACCCTTTATTTTTGGAACTATTTTGTTATAATATAATACATTCTCAACTGATTCTTTGTATTTTGAATATTCTTTCAATGCTTCTTTTTTACTATCACCAGTTGCTTTAAATAATTTACCTATATCATCTTTAGCTTTATTTTTATATTTTTTAACTTCAGTAATATTTGCTGTTACGGGTGGTATAACAACACATCCATAACTTCCGGATGCTATTAATTTAGAATCTTTTGTCATTTTACTTTCTTAATATGATAATAAAATGTATTTAGAGATATTTGCTATTATTTTATATTTTATAATATTTTTGTATTTATATTATTGGTTAAGTGTTTTTAAAAAACAATGTGATTGTTTAGATATATGGCATTATTATTATATTATTGTTTATATTGTATTAAGTATATTATATTTCTTGTTTAATATTATGTTTTATTTAGTAAAAAATAGGGTATTTAGTTTATTTTATAGCATTTATATGATCTATACATTGATTACAAGTATAATTATTATATTATTTGTTATATATATTAATAAACATTGTAAATGTTATTCGCATCTATCTAAAGAATTATTAATAATTTTAACAGCTATAATTTTTATAACACATTCAATTCTATTCATTTCTTATATCTATAGAATAATAAAAACTCAATATGTCTAAACCTACACAATTAATTAAATCTTCTATACCAAATGCTTTTGCTATTAAAAATACAAATGGAACTGATGTTTTTATGAGTCTTCAAAATAGATCAAATCAGCTTGATATAAGATTACTTGATAATCAATTTATTTTTAAAGCTGAAAATGAAAATACTCAATTAATATATTCCAATATTGATTTTGATGTTGATGATATAAGAACGAATACAATATCCAATAAAGATCATAGTAATATTATTTTTATTGGAAATGTAGATTTTACTGGAGATATCAAACATAATAATTGTAATATTTTGGTTTTAAATAGTGATAATACAATACCCACATCTTATATCAATGATGCTAATTATTTAACAATATACAATGAACAATCTAATGTTTATATTCCTAATTCATTAGTTAATATCAACACCTGTAATATAACTAATGATTCTACAATTACTATTAAAAATAATGCTACTAATATTCATCAAAAAACTGTTAAATTAGTAGATAACAGTAACATAGGAACTATTCAAATATATTCTCAAGATCCTTATGTCTCTATTGGATATAATATACCAGTTAAAACTAATAATATACAATTATATGTAGAATCAAATATTAAATGTAATGATATTATTGTATCTAATACTACTTTTTTAACATTTTATAATGAATTTAAACATTATGAAAGTAATAATAATATTACCGGTATTAATATAAATGATAATATTTTATATTACTCTGATGCTAAAATTATATTAGATACTGATATAAAAAACTTAAGAACTAAAGATGATCTTAATTTTATAGGTAGTAATTTTGTTGATATTACTGATATTTATTGCACCGCTAACAATACATATATAATTGCGGATAATATATTATATAGATTAATACCTGATAATAGGTATAAATATATTGATACTAATGTTGAAAATATTAAATCTGAAAATGGTGTTATAATATATAGCAAAAATAATATCATATATTTTTTATATGATGACGAAGATTTTCCAATAGAAGAAGCTAATTATAAAGCAGGCGGTTATTATAGTAATTATCATTATCTTGTTAATAATACGCAAATTATTAAAAAACTGAAAGATGATAATAATATCATTATTATTAAAACTATTACAGATATTATAAATATTATTTATATTATTGATGAGGATAACTATTATTATATAAAAAATAATAATTTATATGATCAAGATGATAATTTAATTGATAATAATATTAATATATTTAATTTAGGATATAACGGTTATTATACTAGTAATATAATTGTTAATTCATTAACATCAAATACATATGAATTAATTGATAAAGATCTGTATGATAGTGACGGTATTTTAATTGAATCTAATGTTCTTAAAGTTCATCATAGTAATCGTCATTTAGTAATGTTAAAAGATGATTTTAAGATATATACAAAATCGTTTGATGGTAGTTATAATGGTTTAGGTAAAAGTGATAATTTATTTTTAGATGATCGTGATGGATTAGGAATTATATATACTGATACAATTCAAATAAAACCCTCTGTTAATATTGGTAGTTCTTTAGATAGTTTTAACAATACTACACCAAACAGTTTATGTGTAGAAAATTGTATTAGTATAGCTTGTAAACCCAGTAATGATTTTGCGTTAAGATTGAAGGGTGATATTTTAATAGAAGGTGGTGGTAATATTTATAGAACTGAAGATAAATCAGGCACTTTTGAAAATACTACAATTCCTTTAACATTAGATGATTATGTTCTAAAAATTGAATTAGATACTAGAGTTGATGATATAACAAGTAATATTAACGTTGTTTTAGCATCTAATTTAGAAACTAATACTAGTAATATTGATAAATTACTTTATGATACTGAAAATGCGATTAATATATGGACTAAAGAAAGCAATATAGTTTTAGTTAACGATACTCGTGTTATTATAAATAAAAGTAATGATGATGATTATAGCGTATTAGGTGGAACTAAATTACCTGCATTATTTGTAGGTAATTATAGTAATATTAAAGGTATAATATGTGAAGATGATATTGCTGCATATTCTGACGAATCTTTAAAAACAGATGTAACTCCTATTAAAGATAGTTTAAATAAAGTTTTAAAATTAAACGGTGTTAATTATAGAAGAAAAGATAATTTAGATCAGATTTGTATGGGGGTAATAGCACAAAATGTTGAAAAATATTGTCCGGAAGTTGTTCAAGAACATAATAATATTAAAACAGTTGCTTATGCTAATTTGGTTGCTTTATTGATTGAAGCAGTTAAAGAATTATATGATATAATTAAAGATGGAAAAGAATGAAGATGCCCTAAACAAAAAAGAAGTTACTGAAATTAAAGATCCTAATATTTTATTAAGTAAAATTAGAGGTATTAAATATAAAAATAAGAAAACTAATAAAAATGGAATAGGTGTTATAGCTCAAGATATTAGAAACCATATACCTGAGGCATTCAATAATTACAATGTAGATTATAGTCAATTAGTTGCCTTACTAATAGAATGTATAAAAAGTAATAATAAAGATATTAAAGATCTTAAACAGGAAGTTAAGAATCTTAAAATATTATTAAATCAATAAAGGTTTTTAATTAAATTATTTATATCTTTATTTATTTGTTTAAAATGTTTTTCATATTCTTTTTTTATTTTATAATATTCTTTATCACATATTGTAATGTCTAACATTTATTATTAGTAAATACATAAAAATTAGTTATATTGCACCATATAACATATTTATTTATACTATAATATATATATATTTTAACAATCAGCAATTTTAGTTGCTAATTGTTTGAGTTGAGTTTTATTATTATCTATTTTGCTTTCTACAATTACTAATTCATCTTCTAATTGTTTAATTTGTTCTTTGATAGTATCTTTACGTTTTGTATTATGTGATAGTTCTTTACGAATATTAAGCATTATTTCAGTTATTTCATCTATTTCATCTATTTCATTTGTTTGATTTTTAAATAAAGATGCATATGTAGTTAAAATAGGTGGTGTATTAGTAGTAGGACTTGCATTATCACTATCATTTAAAGATACTGTGCTACTAGATGCAGATGCTACCATAGTATATTTTTCTTGATATTCATTCCAAGCTTGTTCGTCAGTAACATTTTGATTAACAATTTTATAAATGAATGATCTATTATCATAACTAAAATAATGTTCTCTATGACATTCTTCACTAATACAATTTATTTTACTACAATATGTATCATTTTTTTCATTATAATCATTATTAACAATAGTATCATACATATCACTTATAATAGTTCTTTTCATAATAGAAATACCGTGTCCATATTTACAATTATCATCTCTACATAAATAATTATTATCACAAGCTTTATGGTAAGCATATTTACAAGTTTTATCTTTATAAGCCGTACATATTCCTAATTTAAAATCAGGACAATTTTCATATATCATAATTCTTAAATATATGAAATTTACTATACGATGCTGAAGTTCAACAGATAATAAAATATTATATTATTACATCATTTTTATACATCATTTTTTCTTTTTTGGTTTTGTTGAATTTCCTTTTAATGATTCAAGATCTTTCTCGTATATTTCTGCAAGTTCATCTTTATATTTTTTATAACCATCACGCACTTCGTGTAATTCTTTCATCCATATTTTATAAATTGGCGTTTTTGTTAAATCTTTTATTTGTTTATTAATATCTTCCGCATTTTTCTTTAATTTTTCTAAATTATTTTTTGTTAAAGAATTAACAGGCATTTTCAACAAATAATTGTAATTTTTAGTTTTATCACCTTCTTCTTCATCATCATCTTTATCTGATAATTTAGGATATTTAAGTTCTTCTAATCTAGCATTAAGAACATCATCTTCTACATTCATAATTTTAATTTTACCATCAATAATGTCTTGAATAAATTGTGCTTTAGCTGATAGTTTTTTATAAGTTTTATTTAAAACTTTTAATTGATATGTTTTTCTTTCGTGATAACAAGTTAAACGAACAGAACACCATTCACGCATAATAGCTGAAGTTGATTCATATTTTTTAATTTTAATATTAGAATTATACAGATGCATATTATTTAATGATAATCCAATTGTAGATGATAGTTTAAAGAACTTGATTGGATCATCTATTTTTTGATTTAAATGTATAACAAAGCGGATATTTAAAGCTGAATAATGATTTTCAAAGTTTTTAATTTGATTATTAAGAACTAGATCTTCAAGAATATTTTTATAATCTTCAATTGCTTTATTAATAGGTATTTCTGTAATTTCGATTGTATTATCATCAATATAATTATAACAACCTGTAGATTCATAAATATTTTCTTTACCATCTTTTAATTTTACAGATCCTTTGAAATTAGGATAATGTGGAATTAAATCATTAATAACAGTTTTATTTATAACATCAAATGTTTTCAATAAATCTTCAGCGTTCTTAATATCAGCTTCTTCTTTCTCTAATTCACTACAAATTAAAATACATTGATCTATTACTTCGTCTGGATTAAAATTAGGTATTTCTGTAGAATAACCAGTTCCAATACCTGCTACATTTACTACAAAAACAGTTGGAATAACACCAATAAACCATTCTGGTTCTATTTTTTGATTTTCTTCAACTTTATATTTAAGAATAGGCATATCTTCTTCTCTAAAAATTAATGAACACATTGGTGATATTTTAGTAAATAAATAACGAGGTTGAGCGCTATCAGCACCTCCACCATGTAATCTTGTTCCAAATTGACCTAAAGCAGATACTAAAGGAATATTATTACTACCAATAAAGTTTTGACCCATTTTAGTTAATGCTTCAGCTAATGATTGATCACCGTGGTGGTATGCAGTCATTGCAGCAGCCATACCAGCCATTTGTGACACTTTAATTTCATTACTTCCGTATATCTTCTTTTTAAACAAACTGAAAAGTAATTTACGCTGGCTTTCTTTCAAAGAATCGCAAATATTATTAATATTTCTTTCAATATCCCTATGAGAAAAATGAATTAATTCTTTATGAATTAAATCTGTATAAGGAACATCTAGAGATTTTGATAAATCTACTATTTTATTTTTATCATATTCAGCTATCCATTCTTTACGTTTGTCAGCTAATTTAGCATCAAATGCTAAATTATAAGCTTGATCTGATTCATCATCATATGTATAAGTTACCATTTTCATATTTTTAAAAAATTGTTTACCTTCCTCAGATGTCGAAGAACCACAACCTTTAAGATAGGTAATATTCCAACCACTTACATTATTGTTTTTTTCCCATTCTTCATATTCTTGTGTTGTATAGAAATATTGTGTATTAGTTCCTTTTTTCATACGAATAATAGGTGTTAACATTGTTTTAATGAAACCTTTCATTTTGAATAGAGAAGGCCATTGAGATTGAAACATATTAGTTATCAAACCTTTAATATGTATTCCGTCTAAATCTGCATCTACTAAACAAATAATACCTTTATACCTTAAAGAAGATGTATCAGTATAATTTTTATTACTTTCTAATCCTAAGATCTTTTTAAGATTAGATATTTCTTCATTTTGTGCCAATTTAACATTTGATACTGATTTACAATTCATAAGTTTTCCACGGATTGCCGCACACCCATAGGATTCCGGATCTTTTAATTGAGTTTTACCTGATGTAAATAAGGTTTGTGCTGATAATCCTTCACAAATGTATAAATAACATTGATCTGATTTTTTAGTTCCAGCCCAAGGTGCATCCATAAACCCTTTAATAATAACTTTACTAAGTTTTTTACCATCAGTTTTAGATATTTGTTTATCAAGTTGAGCATCACTTAACACTAAAGCTTTATCAATAATACCACTATCTTTATACAGTTTTTGAATAAACTTATCAGATATTTCGCATTTTGAACCAAATTTAGATTGAGGTAGATTCATCAGATCTTTAGTTTGACTATCATATGTAGGATTATTTAATAAACATTTGATTCCTAAAAATAAATTATCTTTAATAAACTGTGGTTTTAATATTTTCTTTTTTTTAGCTGCAAGTTCTACTAAACCTTTTACAATTTGTTGTTGAATATAATCAACGTGTTTGCCACCTAATCTAGTATGAATACCATTTACATAAGCCATATGAACAAAACCGTGATTACTTAAAGATGCACATATTTCCCAACGATCACCATATTTTTCAAAAGCTTTAGTTCCTTCCGTAAAATTAACACAAAACTTTTCAAAATCTTTAATATTAATTTTAGTATTATTAAAATACACATTAACATTTGGTGGTGTAAGTGCAGCTATTTCATATGTTCGTTTCTTAAATAAAGAAAAAATATCATCAGTAATAGTAGTAACACCAAAACGTGCTAAATCAATCTTACATTTAATTTCAGTATAAGGTGATTTAGTTGATTGACGAATAGACGGTTTATTTTTAGTAGCCAAATTATCACGAAAAGTTTGTTTAAATATCTTCTTATTACGATGATCAACAGTTTCTACTGTAGCTTCTGTTGAAAATATAATAGCCAATTTAGCACCTAGACCATTTAAACCACCAGTAAGCCTTACTTTAGTTTTATCATAATTACCAGATGTTAACAATTCACCAAAAATTAATGAAGGATTATATAATTTGGTTTCTTCGTGTATTTCAATTGAAATACCATCACCATCATTATATACTGATACAGTTCCATTCTCACGATCAACATTAATCTTTATGTTTTTAACTAAGTTTTTATCAGGTAGATCAGAAGTAGTCATACGAATTACGTGGTCTGCCGCATTTACTACTAATTCATCAAAAATCTTGTATAAAGCAGGACTATAAGTAATAGTTTTTCGCACAAATTGATTTTCATCATTTACTACAAAACTATCAAATGCATCAGGTGTTATAGATCCTACATACATTTCAGGTGATTGTTCTAAAATATGTGTTCGTAATTCATGCTTTTTATACTCAGTCATATTGATATATCTTAATATTATTAATCATTTTTATATGTGTAATAATTATAAAATGGATACAAATTTACGTATTTGGTTGCACTTTATTATTTTAGCTATTATTCTGTTATTTACTATTGCTCATATGTTATATATGCTTATAGCATTTGATACTTATACAATAATTAAATTATTTTATATTACAATAATGATTGGAGCAATATATATATTAGTTCAACCTCATACATTATTACCATTTTTAGGTCATTCAGCATTTCCAGGAACAGTTATAGTTGATGAAAAATATCCTAAAGATTATTCATATCAGTATGTTTTAAAATTACCAGAATATAATAATGATAAAAAAGTAATATATTGGGCAGCCAAAGAAGATAAAGACAATAATAAAGTTTTTGATAATCCTTGGGTCGCTTATGATAATTATGACAATGTAGGTGTTACTAGAATTAAAAATGGCGAAGCTGTTATTAAACTACATTTACCTAATGGTTATAAGGTTGGTATGGGTAAAGAAGTTAAACCACATTTTCATTATCGTGTATGTTGTAATAAAAATATTATGTTAAGTAAGGTTTATACTGTATATATTTAATTACCTTGAACATAATTAATAATTAATTCCGCTATCTCATCGGGAGTTTTATCATCTACATTTATTTTAAATGTAGGTAATCCTTCTTTAGTATTTATATTATCATAACATTCTTCGTGTTTGCTATGTAATAGTTGTATTAAATTAAAATCAATTGTTTTTTCACTTTCTCTATCTCTTTGTTTAATTCTATTATAACAAATAGTTGGTGAAGATTGTAAATATATATATATTACTGGTTCAACCACATTTTTATTATATTTATGATCTACATTTTCATACAAATATTCCAATATACTATTATCTTGTTGAGTTAAATTATCTTTATAAACTTTTATAAATGTTTCATATGTAAATTTAGGACTCCTTTCCATATAAAGAATTGAATTAGATTTTGCTTGAATAAAAGCTCTATCTAAATATACTTTAAGTTGAAAATCAAAATGACCACTATTATTTTTATACATATTTTCTAAATATGGTTCCCATTCTTGAATAGGTTCAAAACTTACAACTTGATTATAATTTTTTTGCAAATTTTCTAAAATAGTTGATTTACCAGAACCTATATTACCATCTATTGTTATTACAGGCATTATATATATAAATTATTATTGTTCATTTTTTATATAAAAAATGAATAATCCTAAATGAATAGAAATAAATGGAAGATCTTCAAAATCAATTAGATAAATTATGTATTGATGAAAAACCAACATTCAATGCATTTATAGAATTTATAAATAATAAGTATCCCGAAAAAGAATACCCTATTATATATGATTTATACGACGATGATAAAAAATGGCTTACATCGAATGGTGGTAGTTGGCATAGAAATTCTAAAAAAACTAAATATAAAATATTTTTATGTTGTAGTGCTACTAAAATTAAATATAATTGGGATTATACAGATGAAGAAGAATCACATATTATTGATTTAGTAAGTAAATTATCTTTCACAGATAGAAATAAAAACCAAAATAATTATATTGGTATTTATAGTCATAGTAAAAATAAAGAAAACATAAATAGACCTATACGTGAAGATATAAAAAGAATAATTAAAGTAAAACAGTGCTTACATTGTGGAAAAAGTAATGATACTGTTGTAGATCATAAGAATGATTTATATAATGATCCACGTGTTTTAGATATAAAAACGCAAACTATTGATGATTTTCAACCTTTATGTAATGGTTGTAATTTAATAAAAAGAGCTTATAATGTTAAAATGCGCAAAACTGGTAAAAGATTTGATGCTTGCGAATTACCTTTATTCAAACATTTAGGTGTTAGTTATACATCAGGTAATGAAACGTTTGATGAAAATGATGTAAATACTTTACAAGGTGTATATTGGACTGATATTGAAGATTTTATTAGAAAAGCTTTAGTTTGTAATACATATATTTCAGACTATTATTAAAGTGTTATCTAATTTCTGTTCTAATTCTTCAATGTTTAATATAGTCATAACCTTATCATAATATTCTTTATTAATCTCACAACCTTTAAACTGTCTGTTTGTATTTTTACAAGCTATGGCAGTTGTTCCACCACCTAAGAATGTATCAAGAACTATATCATTTGGATTTGAATGTTTTGTAATTAATTCTTCAAATAACTGTAAGTTTTTCTGTGTTGGATGAAATCTATTTTTACCATTTGCCATTGGATACCGATATATACCTACATCATACGAACTATTAAATGTAGGTTTATTACCTTTAATACCTAATAAAGCTATTTCTCTAGAATTAGTAAGATAATTAATTTTACTATTAATTGGTTGCGGATTGGTTTTAATCCATTCAATAAATCTTATTTGTTTAAAACCTACTTTTTCCATTAATTCTTTTAAAGGTGTTATTTTCCATATATCAAACCAAATAATTAATGTTCCGGATTTTTTTAATTTATTATAATATTGTTGAATAATTAATTCCAATTGCTCCATTGTAAAGTTCTCATCCCATTCACCAAAATTAGTTTTCGTTGCGTATTTTTTACCTAAAATTGTTCCATATTTTAAATAGTTTTCTTTGGACCATCCTTCACCTTTATCTTTTTCTAATTCTTCTACTGGTTTATCTAAACTCTTCTTATATTCCAACCATTCTTCTTCTGTTTTTACATTAATATTATCTTCATTATGTTTTGCTACAACTGCGTGATGTTTATTCATTCCACTATCTTTAGAGATAATATAAGGAGGATCAGTAAGAATTAGATCAATACTTTTATTTTCAATTGTTTCTAAATAAATTAAAGCATCTGTATTATAAATATTCATTTATATATTTAATAATATTGTTTCATTTTTAAATATGAATACATATAAAATATCAGATACTATAAGATCTTCATTAACACAAAAACTTAGTAAAGCTAGAAAAACTATTAAAGAAAACAAAGATATATATTTAGATTCAGATCACGAACAGTTATGTTTATATTATAAAAAATATCAAGAATTACTGAAACAATTTAATACTAAAAAAACTAAAATAACATATGAAACATTGAAACTTGATAAACATATATTATCTCAAGATCATACAGATGATCTTATAACATTTAAAAATAATAATATTAACATTGATTTATTATATAATGAATATAATAAAAAGTTTATTAATAAACTTTATGTATTAAATGATGTATCTTATTACGAAGAATGGATAAAAGAACAGAATACATTTATTAAAAGTTTAAGTCCAGAAGAAATATATACATTGAGGTGTCATACACACGATGGAGATGTTATTGTAAATTATTTTATTAATAATAATTTTAAAATAGATATTGATATTGATTTAGTTGATAATGGTTATAGAAAATCTAAGATCGTGGTGGATAAAAAACAATTTAATACAAATAGAAATTTTATATTATTTTATTATCAAATTAAACAATATTTATATTCTTTAGATAATAGTTATAAATCTTTATCACGAATAGAATTAGAAAAATATATTATTGAAAATTATACTACATTTGATTGGAATAAAATATTAATATTATATATCAAAGATATTAAAAATATATTTAAGAAATCACCAAAAATACAAGATACTATTGTGATATATAGAGGTGTTAATGATGATTATTATCTTAAAAGCTCTACAAAAGGTGTTTTTAATTCACAAACTTTAAGTAGTTATACATTAGATCATAAGACGGCTATAAGTTATGCTGATAGAAATTGTTGTATAATGCGAGTTAAATTAAATAAAGGTTGTAAAGCTATTTTGATTGATAATATAAGTCCATATAATGAAGCAGAAATATTATTACCATTTGATACTAAATATAATATAGATTACCCTAGACATTTGATAAATTATTATAAACAAAATGAAATATGTCCTGATGATACAAGAAGTAAAAAAATAATGGTTACAGATTTATCTGTAATTAGATCTTTAAGTAGTAAGTCTACGTAATCTATTTGATTTATTCATTTTTTCTATATTATCCATAATACGATGAGTTACCATTCCTGCTACAGATGTTATTGCAGATGTTTTTACACCTTTTCCTTTTAAAATAGTTCTTAAATATTTTTGTATTTCGTTAAATAAAGGTGTTGCTACACATCCACCCATCATAGCGGGTCTTGCTGTTAATGTATTAAAGTTAATAGCCATATCAACTTCGTTTTGAGGTGCTATTGTATAATTCTCAGTTCCATATTGTAATGGATGTATTGTAGGAACACCTCCTTTAATCATCATAGTTTTAGATCCATATTTTGATTCTAATTTATTAATATTATCTTGTGATGATTTTTTTGTTAATTCTTTTGCTATGCAATCAATATATTTTTTAAAACCTAAAGGATCTTGTTCGGTTTTAAGTCTTGTGGAAACTTTAGATCGGTTTTTATCATTTAGTAATTGAAGTATGTGATCATACATTTTTACTTATAATATAATAAAATAATAAAACAATGGTTGATATTGAAACAGATATACCTATTAATGTTTTGAATGGACGTATTAATGTATCTGGTAATAATGAAAATGGTTTAGCGTATAAAAATAATAATGAAAAACAAAACTTATGTAATTATTCTACAGAAGCTATATCACATACAACCGAAAGAACACCTTTAGCTGATTTATTTTTTTCGCAACAAAATATGGATATCTTACAATTAGGTATGCGTAATA